CTTCTGGAAATGATCATCGACGTTGAACAGCTGTCCACAGCGATACTCCCAACAAATGTCAACATTTCGGACTACATTGACATGTGTAGGAAATGGCCGCAGTTGATGAAAAAGGTGAGATTTCTGAACGACGACAGCAGAGATCAAAACATGAGGCATCTGGAAGGCCTCCTCAACTACTCATTGGAGCTGGTGAAGAGTGGCTGCTCTGTTCATCTAGTCGAGGCAACAAACTGCGATGGCGAGAGACTCATGTCGGATCTAGATCTTTTCTACACCGACGCCAATGGTGTCTATGTCCTGGCAGATTTCACAGGGAATTCCAAGAAATTCAGAGAGTTGTCAGCCAATGATGAAAAGGCAAGACAAAAACTGGTAGTTCTCAGAAGCAAGCTTCCAGAGATACAAGAAAACAGGAGAAATGCGGTTGTGACAGGACCAGTTTACCATCAGTACAATCAATGGATCGACATGGCCAAGAACGTTAGCGACTCATACGAGGAATTCAAATATGTTGACTCTTGGGTTGAAGCAGCTCAGGACATCAGAGTTTCAGACCTGCTGGACGCTGTGAGGCACTCTCTCGACAGTTACGACTGCCAAAAGGCTAATGTTCTGAAAAATTACAAAAAGTTCGCCAATATAGTTGAGTCAATGGAGGAGGACATTCTGAAAGCACTTTCAGAGAACACTCCGTTCTCTGCCTCTGTTCACCAGAGATTGACAGACAGAATAGAAGCAGCAGGCGGAACAGACGACTACAACTTCCACAGGCTGCCCCAGTTGTTAGGGAATTCAACTAAGCATTTGACATTCATTCCTAGGATGGCATTCGATGACTCAAAGTTGGGCCCTTTTGAGAGACTTCACAATTTGGTCGTCTCAGGTTGCGTTGACCCGTTAGTCATTCTGATATCCCTTTGTGTTGATGATGAGGACCATCCCAACGATATGGAGATTGGTATAACCAACTTTCTCGGGATGAAGGCAAGACGAATCAAAAGCACAAAGACGTCTGAGTTCGTGGATGCAGTGAGGGTGAGCTTTGGAGGTGAATGCAGCTGTCTGAATGACTATGCATACAGTGGAGAGTTTTACCCGCATGTCAAGGAAAGATTCACAGGGTCATATGAAGAGTTGGAGGTTGAGTTCGAGAGGGTAGACGAAGCCCTTGAGGAGAAGGTTGACCAGCCATCAAAATTCTATGATGATGTGTCTCAGCTCATTGACATGACATTTGACGGCCTCGATGACGATTGTTCTGTGAACAACTTCACCAAGGAAGTGATGAGGAGATCATTCCAAAGGGTGAAAGACACGAAGTTGAGTGATCTTGTCTGTTCACAGTTTTCTTTCTTCACATCTCTAACATCGTCGGTGAAGAAGTTCAAGCACTGCCCAAAGTCATCCAGTGTGAAGACAAGGCATGTGAACTTGTCTGTTGACAACATTGTGGGATACAATGCTGTGTCAATAAGCAATGTCAATTCAAACATGGCTGAGCTCAAAGACAAAACTGTCATGATTGTGGGGGATGTCATCGATGACGACATACCATTCGTAGTTAGGAAGCCACTGCACATGACTACAGGTTGGTTCAATGTCAGCCCAGCACAGCTCGACTGGGGTGTGACAATACTTCACAAGTATCTCTCTTGGGTGACCTTCGAAATGGAGACAGTTGAATCTCAGCTATCTCTCAAGGGAATATCTCAGGGCGGCAGGCACGTGTATTCATCACTCATATTGATGGTCAACAGCTCCAAATTTTCTCAAGCAGCAGAAATGCTCAGATACATTTTCGTCAATAGCACCGGTATCTCTGTCGGCTGCAGATCCTTAGTTGACAAGATATTTGCTTGGTACACGCCCAAAACATGTGTGGAAAAGCTCTTCATGGCAAGAATGTTGAAACTATCAAATTTGGTGGAGTTGATGTCCATTAACGGAAAGAAGGGCCTGATCATTGGAAACCCGAAGTTGAGGAACGACACTCACGTTTCAGACGGCTTGATAAAATCATCCAGTTGGATGATATCATTTCCACATGAAAGGTATTACATCCCTAGTGACCAGCATGCCTACAACAGTTTGTACATATGCAAAATGCTCAGCATAGTTAGATACACGAAAAGTGTTGCTGAGTCTCTCGTTCTTATGAAAGAGTTTGCAAACAACAAAGACTTCGTGAAAGCGAGGCTACTGAACCCTCCACATGAGTTGAGATTTCTAGGCGAGTGTGGGGGCAGTGAAGAGCTTCTGGAACTGATAAGAACCAGCTTCCTGAAGAACTCGCAGTCTGCAGGCAAGTACTCACCATGCTGGGTGACAGTCGTTGGCTCCACACTTTTGTCAATGTCAGAGACTTTCGGTGAAGAATGTCACCACTGGACATTCAGAGAGATTCAAGAAAAATATGACATGGAGGACTCACTCTCAAAGATGACTACCAATGACATAGCAAACAGCAGAGGTTCGCTGGCAAACGTTTGTGCAAGCGGAATATTTCCAACAAGAGTTGTGAAGACTGGCAACACATCTGTCTCTCAAAATCAAAACGACAAATGCTACAACACTCTTTTGACTGAGGTTAGGGACTTCTACGACAACAAAAAACAGCCTAGGCTCAGCACCTCGATGCTGAAAACACGCTATGTCGAAGAAGAATTTGACAAAACCGAGGTCACAGCAGACCAACTTTCGAGTCTTTGCTTGAAGCCCGATGTGATCCTCCCAATGATATTGGCCAACATGGTGATGGACAAGCCTTGCGTTGCTAAAATGGTTCACAAAGATCAGATAGGGGCTAGGGAGATTGCGGTCATGAACATGCCTTTGAGAATGTTGTCGTATTACATAGAGACCTGTTCTCGGCACATTCAATCAGTTGCTAGAAATGCTGGGGACAGGGGAAATCTCATCGAGGCTAAGGACAAGGATGAAGTTGTCAGGAGAGCATACGAGGCAGCGATGTCTGAGAAGAGAATGAAAGCCACTCGAAAGAAGGTCATATTTGACAATGCTGATTGCTCACAATGGGGTCCAAGTATGTTGCCATATGTATTATATTGGACAGTTGCCATGAGATCAAAGTGCGGAACAAACAGGAACGTGCTGAGAAATCTTTTCTGTCAATTCTCCAACAAAGTTTTCAAGTTCCCAGATCACATCTACACCTCAATGAGAAACGACATGAGAGAACGTTGGGATGAGACAAACTGTGTCAGCACAGCTTTCAACATGATGAAGTCCTTGGATGTGGAAGGCAACGATCATGGAAATTTTAGCAGGCAAATTCTCTTCGCACCTCAAGGAATGTATCAAGGTGTTCTGGGAGTGACGAGCAGTGTGTTCGCTGACGATAACTGCAAGTCATCTAAGTTTGTCACTGAACATCTCTTAAAATTGAGACAGAATGTCATGATGAGGATTCAGACGTTCGTGACGTCGGACGATTACATGAGAATACTCTCCATGCCTCATGATACCGAGATGAATGTGTATAAAATCATAGAACTTTGCACAAGAATACATCTCGATGTCAGCCAATCTTGTGGGATCAAAAGAAACATGGAAAAGTCAACTCATTCTGAGCACGTTTGTGAAATGAACTCGAGGTTCATGACGTCCAATGGAATCCACAACCCCGACGTGAAAAGTAGATTGTCCTACATAGACGTGTCTCACGATTTTGACATGCCAGCAGCCGCAGCTCGTTGTCTCACAATTTCTTTGGAGTACCTGAGGAATGAGGGCTCTGTGGTGGGTTCAACCTGGGTTCAGCTGCTGAACACTCATCTCACAATGATTCAGATGCAGACGCTGCCTCTTTTCAGAAAAATGGGCGAGGACGTCTTCAGAATACCACTGGAGATAGGTGGAATGGTTCGAATCCACCCTGTCATCAACAGTCTAGGGCCTCTATTCTCGTGTATGGTGGACAATTATGATCACACATGCACAAGAGACTACAGAATAGCAGCAGAGTTTCTGATGGCCATGCAGCCTGACAAGCCTGTCGAAATAAATGATGACGAGAATTTAGAGAAGACGCCAATATTGTCTATGTCTAGATCAGGAGTGGTTCATTTGTTACAAAGGCCAAACAGGTCACAAAGAAGAGTGATGGAGGTTCTGAGGTCGGTGCCTGAAGCATCCTTCATACCCCTAACATACAACAACTTCGGTGGGTCATTGCTAAGGTGCCTGATGTCGTGCGCACAGAGAGAGATGGCATCACAATCTCAACTGGGGTCCGCTCTCCGCTACATAATCCCTCAGACGCCTTTAGATGCTAAGGTGTACATGGTGAACTCTCCTCTAATGTCCACCCTCTTTGAGGAAACCAAGGTGAGCAGAAAGGAACTTCTAGATTGTGCTGAGAGGTACCTTGCTCTGGACATACATCACAGAGATGTGATTGTGATTGGGGACTCAGAAATTGCTGTGGAGAAAGTTGCCATACAATATGAACTGATAAGAGAGAGAATCGACAGCGGGAGAAGAGTGTTGAGGTCATTCAAGGTCGTGGAAGGGAAAAAGAATTTTGGTGTCATACCGATAAATAGAAAGATTGTTGACTGGAAAGTAAATCTGCAGTTCTGTAGCAGTGACTTTATGACTACTATGATACAGGACTTCAATTCAAAGTGGCTTCCTGTGGTTTTCGGAGGAACTTCAAACATTCGCCCGGAAATCTTCATGACCATGGAGACTATACTTAAGAGCCGGCTGTCCAAATACTCATCAGAAGACAAAGACTTTAAGGTGTCGATAATGGAGAGTGAGCAATCCAATCATCTGGTTGAAATCTTGATGAAGTCCAACTTCATGGAAGGTTCAAGACTTCTGTACTCAACCGAGACCTCTTACCATGAAATGAAGAGCATCCGTGACAGGGCAAAGAGACTGATATCATTGATAAGCCCAGAGAAATTCAGCAAAATAATCGACTCTCAACTTAGGAAACAGTCAATATTGGATCTAGCAATTGATAGGGACACACTGAGGATGGACAAGAAGATATTCAGCAGGATCGACTTAACTTCTCTGATCACAGGTCACTTTCATTCAGGAGGAGACATGCCTGACTACTCCACGAGTGCAGATCTGTTTCAGAGGCTCTATCTGATCCAGGTGCAACTGTTTTCATCAGGGAGATCGAATGCACTTTTTTCAGCTGACATAAAGAAGGTGAAGTTTTCGAAGTCTTCAATAACCATAGGACGCAAATCAGAAGAAGCGGTAGAGTGGAATCCAATTCTAAATGCTGAGGCTGAGGTGGTCGGAACTGATCTGGCGTTTTACAGCAAAGACAAGTGGGTTCATGTTGTCACTCATTTGAAAGAAAAAGTGAATCCAAAATCTTGGGATTCTAAAGGTGGCCCAGCCAAAGACACTTACTTAGAACCAGTTGACCTCACTAGTGAGGATGTGAGGCTGGTGGACCTCAGAATTGAATCAAGGCGGGGTTACCTATTTCTGTGTCTGATGCTCGACGGTCAAGGTCACCCTCTCACAATACTCTGCAACGACGTCCCTCGGGTTGTGTCGAGAATTAGCTTGAAAAGAAGAGACAGAGACGGAAGAGTGATGAGAAGTGGCTTAAATTTCACAAGAGAAGATCTGATCGAACTTGGCATTGATCAAAATCAGTCAGAAGAAATTGCCTCCATGTACCTCCATTCTAAGGGCATAACATCGTGGGTTGATGAGGAACCACCAGATGCTGTTCCAGATACAAATGATGATTTGTTTGAGATGGGTGACATGGGCTTTGAACCTGATTTCAGCGACTTCGACCTGTTTGATGAGCCTCATGGTCCAGGGCCCCCCGATGATCCAGGAGAACAGGAAGATGAACTGACTTCCATATCAGTGTCTGTGGGAAGCATAGAGATAAGACCGAGGAACACTGTGCTGGACAGCATAGTCACATCAGATTCCATAAAAGTGAGAAATGATGGATCTTGGCAGATGTCTCTTCCTGTCCGTGTATGTTCCAGTGTCTATGATTCTGAGAACCCCCTTTCTGATCTTATATCAGAAATCAAAGCCAACTTCGAGTTCCATGAGAGAATGTGGGTGTTTGCCTTTATTAGGTCAGCACTTCTCAAGAACAAAGAGTTGAGAGGTCCAGTGATGAGAGAAGTCTCAGAACTGTCCTCAATATCAGAATAATTGCTCCTTAG